GGGCGGCACGCTTCAGGGCAGCAGCAATTCCTTCCATCACAGTTCTCCGGTCTTCGTGCCATCAAGGGTTGGTTCATTGCCCTCAAGACGATTGATCATGTCTTGGCTTAGAACGTCATTTGCAATCGGCATCCCCTGTGGATTGCGGATCAGTTCTTCAGCCAATTTGATTGCAGCCAAGCGCTCGCGGCTTTCGCGATCACGCTTGCGGTTTACAGCATCAAGCATGGCATCATGCCCGCGCTGTTCAATTTCCATCTGCTGCAATTGAAGTTGCGCCATCTTGGACGGGTCACCGTTCATACGGCCAGCTTCCATTTCCAGCCGGGCACGATCCATTTCAATCTTAGCTTGCGTTTCCTGCGCACGGGTTTGGCTATCCAGCATACGTGCTTCCGCCGAAATCTTATTGTTCTCCATGTCAGCCATGGCCTTGATAAGCTCTGGCGGGGGCTTGCCCTGCGCAGATGCCGGCACCATGAACTGAGCCGGGTTCGACCAGCCAAGCGCCTGAAGAGCCGCTGTATCAACAGCAATCGGGTCATACAGAGACGGATTGCTGGATGCCAACTGCTTCAGCGCCAACACCTTCATCAGACGCTGAGTCTGTGATGCAGTGTTGGGGTCAGCCATAGGCACAAAGTAGTAGTTATCCAGCGCATCCGTGAAGGTCTTTTCATCCCACGGGAAGGCTGGCTTGCGGTTCTTGATCCAGAAGCTATCTGGATGTTCGCGGAAGCATTCGGTCAGAAGCTCAAACTCTTCAGCCTGCGATTGGTGCAGGCGCTTATGAACGGAGTTCAAAATCTTCTGTGCCTGTTCAATCATAGCCAGTGTAGTGCCGACCGGAGCATCCGGCTTGCCTTCTGTGACCATGACTTCAGATGTGCCGCCAACACGCATACCCTGGCATGATTGCTTGGGTCAACGGCATATTGCCAGTCTTGACCAGTGCTGCCCCGCCAGGGGGAACGCGGAAAATGTTGGTATTCTGCCTTGCACCCGTGTCAGCCATAAGGAAGCCGGGGAAGTTGTTGTACATGCCGGCGTCCAGCAACTCGCGCCACGCAGCCGTGATGGCATTTGTGGTGTTGCCAAGGATGTGCAGCAAACCAATGTCGTAGAAGCCCATGCCAGGGACAAAGGTGTACTTTACAAAACGCTTCTTGGCGGTTGGCAGTTCCTGATCATCTTCGGCGTAGTTGCGGACAATCGACAGGATCGTGCGGGACGACTTATCAATTGTGACGATGTACGGAATCTCAAGGCCGGTGATCTTGCCTTTGTACTTGTGTTCAAAGCCGGGCAGATCAAGATCACAATAGACTTCGTAGATTTCGCGGTCGCGATCTTCGGGATTGAATGTCTCGTCAGTGATGCCTTGCTGGGCGTTCTTCTCGCGTTGCACTGAATCTAAGTCAGGCGGTTGTGGCGTAGACAGGTCAGTATCGCGATACACACCAAGGATTTGCAGTCGCTTGACAGTGTTAGGCGTCATCATCACGCGATGTGTGATGCGCTTGGCGTTGCGCAAGTCTGTCGCGCTGTTGGTGACGATCAAATCGTTTGCATCCACGGTCTCAGAAACCGGACGATTGCGCAGCGGACAGAAGTAAACCTTTTTAAAGGCTGTACCACCAAACCCAAGCATCAACAGCATACGATCCGTGTCAGGATAGTATTCTGTTGCTGTCGCAGTCAGATAATGGTTGAGGTCTTTCTGCAACGCATTTGCAAGCTGGTCGTCTTGCAATGTGGGATTATTGTTGTCGTTGCGGATTTTGACTGGGCCATCGGTTGGCAGAAGCTCTGACCTGGCATTGGCTTGGAATCGCAACACGGCTTCAAGAAGAAGCGGGTGGCGAACTTTGCTCATACCTTCGATGGGGGCTCCATCGGCAGAACCTTGCAGGCCGGGGATTTCAATTTTGAGGCCAAGGAGCTTTATTCCTTGTGCGCGATCTTCGATCCAATCGCGGCGGCTGTCGATATCATCACGAATCCCACGCAGAAGGTCTTCTGCAATGGTTGAAAGCTGCATTTCGGAGATATCTTCGACCAGATTACCGTACCAGCCATCGCTGCTACGTTCTTTTTTGTCGTCGTAGATGGATTTGCCGTCGAGCGAGATGGTTACGGAGCCATCTGGGTGTTCAATCTCAAGGATTGCGCCGTTTTCGTCGGTTTTTGCGATGTCTGAGCCGTCATCAATGACTTCAACGATGACTTCTCCATCGGTTGGAGCCTCGGATTGGGGCTCAACCAGCCGCAGATTGGGCATAAGGCCAGGTGTCATCGCCATTATGGCTGTTCCTTCGTCAAATCCAGCTTTTGCATTTCAGCTACAAAGCGCCGGATGCCTTCTTGTGCGGCTATTGTATCGTTTTTTGCCATGATTTCATAGACTCGCACATAATCATATGGAGCCTTGCCCCATACTTCGACGCGAAAGTTGCCAATCCGCACTGGCGTGGCTGGCTTGATGGCATCTACGACAGCACTTGCAAGAACTTGGGGCATTTTGAACCTCTAAACCGCGCCAGTATGGTATCAGACTGGGTATAGCGGGGTAAACTCATTGTTTCCTCTGAAGCGGAGGGCGTCTTCTGTCTCGGCCCTCCACTCGTCTGGCCTCAGTATAGCGCCAATATCGCGCAGATGCCTTAAAGCCATGGAGACTGTATCGACCAAGTCGTCGTGTTTCCCCTTGGGGAAGGTGCCAACTTGGGTAATGACCATCTCAGCCCAGTCATAGTTGGGTGCAAAGATCAGTCCTTCGGCAAAAAGGTGCTGGACGGAGTAGAGCCTCGCCAGCTTGTCTTGGCTTTTGGGGTCAAACATGCTGACCCCGAACCGTTCATAGCCGTACATGCGACGGATTTCTTGGGCTACTGAGTGACCGGCGGCCTTATTTTCAATTAGCAGGGTGTCTACTTGCATCCTTCGGCAAGTGTCAGCGACCTTTTGGACTAGATCATGTAGCTCATACCTGCCCTGCCAGGCGTACATCAGCATAACTCTGGGGGCCACTTCGGTATACTGCCGGGCATAATTGACCAAAGTGCCATTCCGCATTGCAGCATGGCCGGGGGCTTGGACGGATACATCACTAGAAAAGACGCCCCAGACGGTCATGGCGGATGGGTCGTTCTCTGTTTTGGTGGTGTAAGCGGTATCTAGGGTTGCGATGACAAAATCCATGGGCGGATAGTTTTGATTGCTCCATGGCTGCCACCATTCGCGCTTGATGATACCGCCGCCTTTGGGTTCTGGGCGCTGTTGGAGTTGGCCCGCTGCCGCCCAAGGACCCAATTGTTTTTCCAGAATTGTGACTTCCCGTTCGCCAAAACGTTCCGGCCAAAGTAGGGCACCTTCACGTTCCTCAAGCTCAACATCGGCTTCTGGCGATACTGCCAGTCGGTTACCGTCTTCATCGGTGGTAACAAGGCTTTCTCCATTTTCATCAAGGCCGCGCGGGTCTTCCCAGCCAATCTGGGTGATTGAGTGCCTGCGCCATTCGTAGCGCATGGGAAGGCAGAGGTGGGTCCACTCGCCTTCGTCCTTGGACATGATGTGGCCGGTTAGGTCCTCTTCCGAAAGCCTCTGTTGGATGACCACGAAGGCACCCGTTTTAGGATCATTGAGGCGTGTGGAAAGCGCCGAGTCCCACCATTCAATGGTCGATGCAATGGTAGCTTCGGAGAAGGCTTCTTGCGCCGCGTTAGGATCATCGACGACAATAATTGATCCACCCTCGCCAGTAAGAGCCGACCCAACAGACGTAGAAAGACGGGACCCGTTCTTATCATTGTCAAACCTCGTCTTGGTGTTTTGATCACCGGTAAGACGGAATCTGTCACCCCATAGGGATTGATACCAAGGGCTTTCAATGAGACGCCGGCACTTCACGCTGTCGCGCAAAGAAAGCTGCTGGGCGTATGATGCGTGGAGAAACTGTACGCCGGGGCCGCAGGTCGGGCTCCAAAACTTCTGAGGCTGTGCCCATACCCATGCAGGGAACGCAACAGATGTAAGTGTAGACTTTGCACAGCGTGGTGGGATGTTGATGATGAGGCGTTTGATTTCGCCGTCTGCGACTGCTTGCAGGTGTTCTGCTACGGCTTCGATGGGCCAGCCGTCTGTGAATGGCGAGGCGTCGATGTAGCGCCAAGCATTTTTTAGAAACGTGTAGAGACTGTCTTCGCAGTCGGCACGGTCTAATTCTTGGAGTTGCTTTTCGATATCTATTTTCTGACCGTCTAGATCAAGCGTTGCCACGGTGTATCCCCCATTTTAAGCCATTAATATAACCGCGCCAGTGGATTTGTGCTATATTATATGGAGTCGGCAGGAGGGGATGCCATGAACGACAATATTGAGGCCCTTGAGAATTTAATTAGCCTTCTAACTATAGCTAACGACCGGATAGAATACTTAGAGCGCGAACTTTCTGAAGAAAGACACAGCCGTGAAGTGGCATCTCAGAAAGCTTGGGAGTTTGCTGATCGCATCAAAGAACTGGAGCATCAGTTACAAGCAGGCGTAGTTAAACGGTAGAA